CTATATAATCTCATTCTCAAGGTTAACCAATATCCCATTTTTATAGGTGCTTCTAGTCCATTTATCTAATATAGAAGTCGGAGTAGGTGCATTAATCTTTACCGATACCTGCCCATTAGATGCCCTAATGGTTGTAATCGTACCGCTCCAACCTGTTTTAATTTCACCACCGTCTTTTACCTTAACAGTGTCTAATACAGTGTCCCCACTAACTTCCAATCCGTTATTAGCATTAACTTTACCGCCGTCTGCCTCCACTTCAAATTGAACCGCTCCAGTTGCCTGGTTAATTTTTCTGTAAAAGCCATTAGTCAATACTCCTTTTCTTCCCATACTCGAAGCGCCTCCAACTGTCGCGAAGTCACCAACCTTTATACCTGGTCCGTAGTTGTAATTTATGGTTGGCGGCAATGGTGGATCATTGGGCTTAAAACTGATGCTTTCTACTGCACTATCATCATCGGCCTCAATCAAAACAGCATTATTGGCATCCAATACCCTAATATTATTTAATTCGCCGTTTATCTCAACGCGTTTAGTTCCTGGTGCATCAGTCGCCAAATACCTAACGCCTAAATTTTCGATATATGCCAATTGCGCCAATAACAAACCAGTTGCAACGCTTTCGAATTGACCACCGAAGGGATTGAAGTAGTCCGTGTTCGTAGGCAATGTACCTACAGGGATATTGCCAGCATCCACCCGCGTAACGTACCAATCGCCCAGGTACTGCACCGCTTCAATTCTCTTTGCATTACCAACATAGATTTTATTGTTATCGTAATTACCTCGATTAGTAAGATATGGTGCATCTTTTCCGTTCGTTCCATTACTTCCGTCAACAGCTGTGAACCTGACAGGAGTAGACCACGAACCAATTAAATTTCCAGTTCCTGACTTTAAGCCCTGAACCATCCAAAGGTATTGAGCAACCATTAAAGATGGTTGTTCCGTTGACCAACCTAATGGATCATTTATATTTTGCGGTGAATTGGGCGCTTCAGATGGGCTTCCGTTTTTTGCAAATCTAAATTCTGTATAATTTCCATCTATACCATTTGTACCATTCGTGCCGTTTGCACCTTTGATTAATGCCCATTTGTAATCGCCAACATTGGTGCTGTCTGCTAAGATAAAGTCAACGTATTGGCCAATATGGGTGCCAACATCTTCACCAGCATTAGCTGTAAAGGTTAAGCCGCCATCATTTGAGTACTTGATATGCAGATAAGATGTTTTGCCATCAATACCGTTGCTTCCCGGTATACCATCCGTTCCATCTATACCATCAGCACCCTTTAAAAGCACCCATTTGTATTTAGCCGGATCATTCGAATTTGACTGCGTAAAATCAACGTACGTACCAATATACTTTCCTGAATTTTGATTAAAATTTAATGTGCCATCTACTGAATCAGCGTAAGCCACATGGAAAAATGTTGATGTTCCGGCAGCGCCTGGTAAACCGTCATTACCGTTTTGCCCAGCTTTGGCTACTACAGTCCAGTAAGCATTTTCAGTAGGTGTCTGGCCGTTTTTCGGCACAGAATTAATGTATGACCAGGTTGAACCTAAATAAGTAACTGTATCGCCTTGATAATATGTCGAAGCGGCATTATAAGCCCCTCTAAAAACAGGGATAGGCGCTTCGATGCCTCCAGCATTTTGGCTGACCGCGCCCCTAATGGTTAACGTATTAGGTTTTGAAACATTCCAGTCTATGCCTTTAGTGGCATTACCTGCATACAGTTTATTTTCGTTAAGGTCAAAATAAGCTTCACCGTTATTGCTTTTAACGATGCCAGTCGTGATCTGTCCTCCGTTAATGTCAGTAGCCCCAGCTGTTGAGGTAATAACCCTATAACCGCCGATAACGCTATTCAATACACCAACCCAAAAATGATAGTAACCCGCAACATCTTCAACCTTTATCTGCGCTTCTGTGATTACCAGCGTACCAAACAAAGAAGCCTTATCGCACTTTGCATAGATGTAATATGCTTTTGAAGCGGTTAGACCATTTACCGAACCAGCCGCAATAGTCCATACACCGCCACTAGCTTCAATCAGGTAATGGATCAATCGACCTGTAGTCCAATCTATACGATTTACATCAAGCCCTGCATTGGGTTTTAGTATGTTCGTTAATTTAAAGTCCTGTGATTTCGTACCAATCGAAAGCGCCTGCGCGGTGATACTTCCAGCCTCAATAGTTTCAGGGTAAAGCTTTCCAGTTTCAGGGTTAAACATCATGTTTAACGTCTCCTTTGTAGACTTTCTATTGTTACGAGCCTTAACTATATCAGATAGCTTATTGATCTGTACAGCGCGTTCTATTGCCCTTTGCTGGCTATCAGCTATAACAGCTGGGTGAAACTGCAAAAAAGAGGAAATCTGAACGGTAGGATATTCGTAAGGGTTTTGCAGGTCGCGGGTATATCCAACGATACGGATATCATTGTCAACGTTAAATTCGGTTGACTTCAAACGGATGTATTTGCCTAAAGATAGATTTGTTGATGTTCTCGCGAAATGGAATGGATCAGTTGTCAAAAGATAGTTGAACCTACTTCCACTGACTTCATTTAATTGTTTAAGCCCCGCAGCGAGAAGTTCATTTTCAGCGTTGAATATGTAAGAATCAGGCATTTTAATGTCTAGCAAAACCCATTCATCACCAACAGATGGCCGCAAAACGTCTGAAGGCACAGTAAAAGCCTTTTCGTCTTTGTTTGCCAGGATTGTTATTGTTTTGGTTGTATGATTATAACCACCATTGGCAATTTCAAACTGATATCCCGCTAATTGACCTGTCAAAAATTTAACCTTTGCCGATGTACCAGGAATAAGCTGCAAATTAATATCAAAATCTAATGCCGTATCTGTAAAGTTGTTAATTGCGGTTGTATTCGTAACCTTACCTTTTCGGCGCGGAAAAATATCTTCGTTTATATAGGTATCCTCACGTTCACGGTATAAATCTACGTTCTTTTCAAGGTAATAGTTAGGGGCAACCGATAACGGCAATTTAAGCCTTTTAGAGCCATTCCTATAAGTTGACGGCAGGTTTTGTTCAGAACCAAATACATATAGCCTTGTTATTGGCGATTTGTTATCTAAGGGCACGCGTTCAATCTTCCGCAAACCCTTTCCTTTACCTTGCTCCAACGTTGTATTTAACACTTCACCTCGCTTGGTCAAATGGATCGTTTGGCCGTCAAACCAGTATTCCGTTTGAAATTCTTCAGCTAATCTGGAAAGCACGGCCATGCAATTTTCAGAGTTAAACGAAAGCGTTTTTACATCGGTGGGATCAACATTGCCCTTTACCCAGCCTACCTGAAACCTTGACAGGTTGGTGATTATCAAGTCTAAAAATGTCTCCATATCTCCAGTAAGATCAAAAACAGGTTCTTTTAACTGGTTTTGATCATCATACATGAAAAATATGGTCCGAATTAAATCAAATGGAATAGCTTGCAAAGGAAGCGTGTAAACCCAACGTATAGACGATTCTTCTTTTACACTAGCATCAACGTTAAGCCAGTAGCGTTCGCCGTAAACATCAACATAGTCACCGATAAAAAAGTCAACGTATGAATTTAGTTCAAAATTCATATCAACTTTATTCTGTGCCATGATTAATTTATCCTGAACACCTTTAGGCGTAACGGTCGCGACTGTTACGCCTGCTCGTTTTATTTCGTAATTCATAGTATTTTAACTGATAGGGTATTCAATGAAGCTGCAAATCTTTAGGCCATTGCTTACCGTTGTGGCATCACCGTTCTGCATCCTGTAGTACATCTTAGTACCTGCCGATGTCGGATTAGCTAAATCTATGCTCCAGTTTGTGCTGGAACCGCTGATGCCTGTAACCGTATTGTTTTGAACGCTCCAGGCACCGGCTATGCTTTGGGTAATTGCGCTTTCAAAAACAAGCGCTATCGAATTTCCGGCAGCTGTAGCGCTAAGTAGTTTTGCTGGCCGTGCATCAAGTTCAGGGGTTAGGAAAACCGTTTTTTTCTTCCTTACATTAATCAGACCTGTAGCGCCATTAAACGAATAGCCATCGGCGCCAGTTACGTTGACACTGGCTATTGATCCACCGTTAATAATCAGAGATAAATCCCTGAACTGATTGAGTACCGGAATTGCATTTTGATTGATGGTGATCTTTAACGCATTTCCGGTTACCACTTCAGTTTTAACCGATTTCTTTTTAGTTTCCAGATAGTCCCAAAATTCGTGTACTGAAGGCACCCAAAGACAGTCGTTATTATCAGGGCGATTGCTCACGTATTGCGTAAACTGTTTAAAGTAATTATACTGCGATTCGATGATACCAGGGCCGTGACTAAAAACAGTTATAGCCGCCTTTTGCTGACCTTTAAAACCGAAAAGTCTGTTCATTGCTAAAGGAATAGCATAATCTTGCATAGCCTGTACCCATTCATCGCCCAGATGCTCACGAACCATCATCAACCTATCGACATTGAAATTTGTAATGTTGAATTGTTTATCGTTCTGGCGATCATCGCTATTCAATCCGAACGCGCTGCCAACAGTCTTATAACCCATTGAGAACGCACTGGAGGTAAAGCCTTCCTGGGTATCTGGAATTACCAGGTGCCGTGTGCGGCAATAAACTCCGTACTGAATAAGTTCGTTAAAAAATTTAATCTCATTCATTTTTATCGTGGCCTCACGATCTTCATATTTAGTATCTGCATCTTCGCCGTAAGCATGGTTTAATAACGTCCATCCTTTTTCGTGTGCTTCCGCGTATTGCGCCCATGTAGTATAAGTCGGGTTAACGCCATTGTGCATATCATCACCATTCTGGCCAATGGTCGGCACGGCAAAAGAAGCTTTCCATTTTACCGGATTGCCACAACCATCAGTATATGTGGGCGCTGTACCTTGCGAACCGTTAAAGTTTTCGCCTTTCTCCAACCAACGGAACAAAGTTTTATAGTCCCCATCACCACCGTCATCTTTCTCCAGGATTAGGGCTAAATCTTTGTTATACTTAAAATCCGCAATCTGCGCACCAGGGGTGCCGTTAATACCGTTGAGCATTACGGTAATTATAATTTCACCGTCGTTGCCTGGTTGTTCACCGCCACCGCCATTTGCGACAACGATGAACCTTCTACCTCTTATATCGATCATTATGAGAAACCGTATTGTTTTAAGTTGCGGATTTGACTATCTACTAAACCATCGTTTGGTAATCCTGCACCAGGTTCACCATTTCGTTGTGTGAAATAAGAACCTTTGATTCTTAGCGTACCTTCATGCGGCGCGGCAGATACCTGCTGCCAAGAGGTTGTAAACGCCTCCATATAAACAGTAGCACCATCTGTTCTGAAACGAATTTTAGAAATGGTAGATACATTTAAGGATTGAACAAAAGACCCGGCCATTCTACCACCTATGCTATTTTGACCAGTAGCATAATTTACCGACAACTGAACGGACATACCAGGACTACCGATATTTGTACCCGTTGGCGGGTTTGTAGTGCCGGACTGAAGTATCAAAAATCCTGATGGTATGCCGTATTGTACATCCATTTGAACATAACCTTCCGAACCTTCCGCAATCGTGTAGCCAGCTACCATACTGGTATAATCAAAACCTGATTTTTGTTGTGTCCAGTTATCATAACCTGGTACTAATTCCGTATTGGTTAAAGAAATGTAATTGGTTACCGCTGTTGATAAATCAGGCTCACTAGATACAAACGGAACTGTGTTAAATAAGATATCCGAAGCCTGGTTAACGTTGGTTATCGCTTTGATCCTTACACCTACCTGGCCAATACCTAAATCAACATCGCCGATCACGATAGGCTTAGCAGTTACATTTTTCCAGGTTGCACCAGCATCGGTAGTATATTGATAACTAGATGTTGTACCATAACCAGCGGTATTAGTCCAATTGAATGTATTGGCCACATCATCGGTTACTGGTACGGTTGGTGCAGCTGGCTTAGGCAATACAGTTACAGTGAATGCAGGTGAATTAACAACAGGGCTTTCATTTCTTCCCGTAGCTGATTTAATTTTGAACTTCCAGTAACCCGCTGGCCTATCTACATCACCAACAGAAATAGTTCCAGGATAAGCAATGTAAGCCGCGCCGTTGACACTCATCACAATTTCAGACGCCCCCAAAGCATGCGAGGCTGATAAAGTATTATTGGTATCATTCGCTGCCAATGTTGGTGCAACTGGCGTTACGTTACCAGGTACATCGGTTGTTTTGTTATCAACGTCATAATCACTGCTTGCGAAACCGGATGCGCTTACACGCAACCGATAAAAATACTGGGTGCTGGCCGTTAATCCTATATCGGTAACAGCCGTATTGCCGCCACTGTAAACATTAACAGGATTAGCAAATGCTATTGAAGTGTCACGTTGAAGGGTATAAGTTACACCAAATGGTATAGCATCCCAACTGATCGGGATAGCATCTGAAGCAGCTGTGCCAAAAACAATATTAGGGGTTGCTAGTTTCTGCTGATTTCCCGATGCTGGCGGATCGATCCACTCTAAATTACCCTGTAATATACGATCAGCCGCCCAATTTGGCAATGACTGAAAGTACTGTGTTAATTGTTCGGCAGACAAACCGCCAGCCGATACCACATAAGGATCGGATTGCGTTCCGCTTCCTGTAAGGCCAGTAAAATAAACAGGTGGCAATTCACCTGTCGGCACCATGCCGTTTACTTTACTGGCTTTACCTGTCAGAGCGGCAGCAACGTTCGTTAATTCATCCGCATTATTGTCTATGGTGTTTTTTACCGCGTTAAACTCACTAGCAGTGAATTCACCGTTAGTGGCCTTATTTGCTATGTTTGTTTTTTGAATTGCCATATTTATGATAAATTAAATGGGAATGTGTAAGGAAATTTATTGTTTTCGACAAAGGCGATAACCGTTAACACCCTTGTTTTATCGGTTGCAGGGTTATAAGTATCGTTGCCCAGCTGCTGTGCTGTGATGACCGTAGTACCAATCCCTGTGATATGTATTGTCTTTCCATTTATAATTGTGGCAACAGATGGATTGCTACTAAACAGATTGACTGAAAGACCTGACGAAGCACTTACAGCAGGCTCAAAATCTGCATCATTTTCGGTTTTCGTTGCTATGACAGGAAATGTGATGACTTGCGATAGCTTGCTACCAGGAATAACATATTCCAACGGCATTACCGTTAACGGAAATTCCATCCTAACAACTATGTCGCTTGAACTCATTTGCGTAAACTTAACTGCGCTCGAAGCCCCTTTGTAAAAGGCATCAAATGTTTGCTCTAGTTCGGCAGAATAGAGTTTTCTAAGTCCTGGTGATTTAAGTTTTGTAAGTAACGAAGTATATTTTTGCCAAAATTCAACTTTGTTCTTGCAATGAAAATAACCGCGCAACAAAACATCTTTGTCGTTTGCAAATCTTTGATCCAAAAAATACTCTTTGCCGTCCTGGTCTTCCCAATCGTATTCGGGCGGATTTTTCAATCCGGCATCTTTTATTAGTTCGTCTGAAGCTGATTCGACAACATAGCTATATGTGTCAAACAAATCCAAACCATCAATTTTATATTGTCCTGAAGCGCTCATATTGTTGTTCTACCGTTTGCGGCTAATGCGTCGGCACTTTTGCCCATTTTCCTGTCAATACTTAATAATGCAGTTTCTATTCCTGGAAGTTTTTCGCTGTTGTTTGCCATACGCAACGTATTGGCCGCAATCTCGGACTGAATTAAAACCTGTGCCTTTAAACTATATAGTTGTTCAGCAGCTGATAAATTGATTGTTCTAAGGATCGAATTGCCTTCCAACACGCCAATACGAACACCATTCAAGGCACCAGCCACAACAGTTCCGGTAGCCTCTGTGATCTGCTGACCTACAGAACCAGACATACTATTTGCTGTATTGGAACCTTTAAGATCAGAGCCTGTTATTTTCTTTAAGTCCTCATATTTGCTTTTGGCCTGATCGGTCAGGTTCGTAAAAAGTTTTTGCAGGTCGGCAAATTCCGTATCTGTTAACTCATCACCGCTTTGCGCTTTCTTCGCGAACTCGTCATAAAACTTGTTCATCATTTCGGCCAGCACATTGTTCTTAAAAATGCTCAAAGCAGCATTATCCATTGTTTCTTTAAAGAAATCAGCAAAATCCTGCACACCTGTTTTACCTTCTTTAAACATGTTCAACAGACTGTCCGTTAAGCTGGCAGAACTTGTGCCTGTAAACAGTTCAGTTAATTCTTTGACCGCGCTGGCGTAGGCGCTGGCCACATCGTAACCCTTTTGTTCAAGTTCTTTCAACCGCTCTACCAACACCTTTGCATCACCCTCAAGCTTACCCTGAGATAAAAGGCTGCTCAACTCTTCAAAAGTTTTCCCCTCCAGGCTTCCGTAGCTTTTGTCAACCTTTGCTTTTCTGAACCAGGTGCCATGAGTGTAACTTTCACTTTTAATGAAAGATTGTCCCTGAAGCTTAGCCATGATTTCTGCGCTTTCCTTCGCATACTCATCAAAGAGTTTTTTGCGCAATGCAAGTTCATCCCTCAACCCGTTCAGATTAGTCTTACCGTCGCGTATATTTGCTAACCGTCTTTCGTTTAACATGTCCTGGTAAGCGCGTTCGCCAGCAATTGCACTGGTATAAAAATCCTCAACCTCCTTACGAGCGGCTGCATTCATTTCCTTAACCTTTTTACCTATTGAAAAAAGGCCAGCAACCGCGCTGATAGCTTTGGTAACTCCACCAACGATATCGCCGCTTGCAAAACTTGCAAATGCACCAGCCGCATCAGAACCAACCGCCGCCAGCTTACCCAATGTATCAAGGGTATAACCCACTTCAGTGCCTACACCGCCTACAGCTTCAGAAAGCTGGCTGAACGATCCTGATACCGCGCCCAAATCTTTTGATACCCCAGCCGCAACATCCGTAGTATCACCCTTTAGATATTCAAAGTTTTTAGCAACCTTATCGCCCCAACTGACTACGCCATCGCCGTTAAAATCAATGCCTTTGATTTTAGCCTCAATAGCTGTTATATCCTTTAATATTCGTTTGGTTTCGTTAGGCGATAGCAAGCTGATACCAGCATCATCTTTAGCTTTAAGTTCCTCTAGCTTACCTTTAAGTTTTTCTTTTAAAAGCGTTAAATTTGCTGCATCAACTCCAATTTTTAGAGCAAACTCAAGGCTATTTATGTCCTTTTGAATTTTATTTTTTAGATCACCTGTAATCGATCCATCAGCAAGCAACTTTTTAAGTACCTCAATCTGATCTTTAGCGTCCTTTTTTGTGATTTCTAAAGTTTCTTCAGCCATTTTTTTATAGATGGCTGTTTTCGCTAAGGCTTCATCCTTTGCGGCATTTATCGCGTTATCTCTTTGCTCATTTAAAGCCTTTTTTTGATCGTCTGTAATGGAGTTGCGTAAGTCAGCAGCTTTAGCCCGATATTCTTCGTTTATCCGATCAACTTTTTGATTGTATGTTAAGGCAGAATTGTAAGCATCCTGATAGCGCTTATCTTCAATGGCCCTTAGTTCTTTTATCTGTTTTTCTTGAGCATCCAAACGAGCCTGTTCGCCGCCAATTAACCCACCGCCAACAGTTCCTTTTAAAGCCAACCGTACATAATCCGCCTGTTTTTGCTTCAGTAGATCGGCACTACTTTTAACCTCCGTTCCGAAACGCTTATCAGCGGCCTGTTTACCAAAATTGGATTTGTAGTTTTCGTAATCTTCAAACAGCTGCTTTTGCTTTTCGTATGCTATCGTAGCTTTTTCAGTATCAATTTTATAACGCAAATCTCCAATTGCCTGCTGCATTATGTTCGCGGTTTCAGATTTAGGCTTTTTTACCTTTTTTGGTCTATCTTCTTTAATTTCAAAATCTTCTAATTCTTTATTCGCCTCCTTTATCTTTACTTCCAAAGCGGCCTTTTTCGTTTTGAAATCCGCATTAGAATTATCCAGATTGTCTAATTGAAATTGTGCATCATCAACAATATTCTGATAAAATCCTTTATCTTTTCGGCCTGATTTAACGGGCTTTTTACTAAAGTTCTCATATTGCTTTTTAGCAAAAGCATCTAAATCATCTATTTGCTTAAGGATGGATTTATCTTTGCCGAATTGCTTCTGTAAAGCATCTTTAGCCTCTCTGTATTTTGCCTCTACAGCAGTTTCTTCATTTGATGCTTTATTTTTGAACCGCTGGTTTTTAACCTGGTCAGCTAGGTTATTAACTTTCTCGATGGCATCTTCATAATCCTGTTTAAGATCAATACGAGACTTAACCAAATCCTGCCTTTTTTCGGATATAGCCTTTTCAACAGATTGCCTTTTCAATGCATCTACATACAAATTGATAGCCGCTGTAGCTTCCTTTGTTTTAATCGTTTCTAAGGTGATATTACCTAAATGCTCTGGAGATATCCTGTTTATTTTATTAAGTGCTTCAGCCCTTAAATCTTTGGATACATTTTCATTTCTAGCAACATCCAAAAGAACCTGCAAATTGCTTTGCTCGGTATATAAAGCTTCAGATGATTTTTTTCTTACCTCATTAAGATTTTCAGCGGAAATCTTTAAAGTATCCAGCGCATCTTTACCCTCCCACAAAGCAGAAAGGTAATCCATGATAGGATCGATGGCGAATGCTAACAAACCCGAAACACCAATGCCTGGCAATATATTTTCGATATATTTTAAAGCCGGAAAAACTTTGGTTAATAGATTACCTCCACTTTCAGCGATTGAATTACCAAATTTATCGAAAACGGATTTACCAACATTTGCTGTTTTTTCTATTTCTGCACGGATTTCTTCTAGTTGTTTATTATAGCTGGTAATTTCAGATAAGACATTTGAACCATTAGCTTTAGAAGCATAGCTTTTAGGAAGTTCCTGAAGGGTTTCTTTACTGCCTAAAGTTTCCGGTGTAGAACCGCCTGAAGCATCAATGCTAGTACCTAAACCTTCAAGCTGTTTTATCTTTTCAGTGGTTTGTTCAATTTTTGCAATATAATTCGCCAACAATTGCGGATTGAATGTTTCGCCGGCATATTTTTGATATATCATTAAGGCTTCTTTTGCCCTGTTAAGTTCGTTTGTAGACTGCTCAAATGATTTGGTTATATTTCTGCCCAAATCATCAAAACCAGCTTTACCTATGTTTGTTAAACGGACGATTTCCTTTTGAAATTCTTGTATTTGTGCGTTCGCAAGTTCAATGCTTTTTACGCTTGTGGCTTTGTCTGATTTTTCCTGATATTCAGCCAGCTTAATATTTAGCCCCTCAATTAAATCAATTTGGTCCTTAGTCGGTACTGCAAGTTTACTAACGCTGCTTTTAAATTTAGCGGCGGCACCATCAGCAGATTTGCCAATACTGTTAATACTGGTTTCTATACGTTTAACTTCCGCTAAGGCTTCGGGCGTGTTAAAAACAAAATCAATACCTAAATCCGAATTATTCATTTTATATCCCTAATATTTTAGCAAGTTCATCGCCTGTTACTTCTGTTGTTTTTTTCTTTTTACTCATGCCGGGGGCATCGGCTAACATCATGCGCAGGTTAACCCAGCTTATACCCCACATAATGTAATCATCACTCCAGCTAGTTTTTTCGGCTATCATGTATTTTATTCCCCAAAGGCTATTTAGGCCAGTTGCCTTTAACTCCTCTGTTCCATCGGACTCAGATTGGGCTTCATCATGTTCAGATGCGCTGTCAATCTGATAGTACTCATAAAATCATTTACACCATTAGCAATCAACACATTCATGATGTTGAGTAATGTTTTTTCGGATGTTCCGTTTACAAGCCAATAGGCGACCAAATGACTAAATAACCAACTGAAAAGCTTACCGCGCAAAATGTACATAGCCACTGATCTGGCGATTAAAAAAGCTGTTTTCTCCCGTACCTTTAAAGCTTCTGTCATGTTTTCGGCGTCAACGCCTAACTTTTGCGCTTTTAAATAAAGGCTGGCGGCTCTGATAGATGTGCCCATGTATGGGTTTTTAAGCGTAAAACGTATTGTTTTAATAAAGAATAACCTAAAAAACATAGGCGCTTTAACCACAAATGGAACGCCTATGTCTAATAAGGTTTCAGCCGCTTTCAATTCCGTGCTGAAACCTTTCATTATACTACAACAGCTGGTTTACCATAGGTAAAAGATGAAACACCAGTTTTAGCAGGTTTAAGAACCTTGCATTTAACGCGTACAACATTGACGTCACTAGTCGTAAATACACCAACTAAAGCCGCTTGCACCTTAACACGAGGATATAACCAATCCTTACCCTGAGTATCAGTAGCTTTCAAAGTTTTTTCCACATTAGTATTACCTAATGGTTCGTTATATAGCATGTTTTCACCATCACCAGTTACAGTACCGCCAGTTAAATCGGCCAATACTTCGGGGTCGAAAGTTAAAAGGTCGAATGTAATTTCCTTGATGCCTCGTTTTGAAATGGTAATAGCTGGCGCGCTATCATCGCCTTCTTCAAAAAATTCGGTATCGGTATTTTCAGCTGGAGTAATACGCAATGTATTTTCTCTCACTTTGCCAGGTGAAGTTAGAACTGTACCAGCCCCACCGTCTACAGCAATAGCACCCATTACTAAGCCGTTAATTTTTAGTCCGTATGAAAATGATTGTGACATTTTTTAAAATTTTAAATGGTTTTTAAATAATTGATTGTTTTAAATATTTGATTGTTTTAAATTATTCGCCAGTATCAGCCGTTTTTTCGGCTATTTTGTCTGAATGGCTTATTTCAGCTTGGGAATATCAAGCATGTTGTTTGGCTTTTTATCGTACAATTCGATATAGCGCTTAACCAATTCGGCTTTTTCATGCGATTCTGATAATTCAGACTTTGTCGCTATTGGAATAATCTGGATTTGAACTTCAGTATCTCCACTTAAACCAGTAGCTGCTTTGTTGGCTAAGGCTTTTGTAATGGTCTCTGATCTCAGGATCGAAGCCCTTGTTACTGGCGTTAAAGTCTTATCAGATAAGCCAACCGCCCAGTTTGAAGCGTAGTGTTCTGCCTTAAACATATTACCATCACTGGTTAAATAAACCGCTTTTGTTTCGGTGTTTTTTTCGAAAAACTCTTTGACTCTCTCTAAATTTTTTGTTTTCATGTAAACTTTTTGTAAGCCCAATAAACCAATAAAATGATTGCTACTATAGATAGTAAGGTTAGCCTCTTTGTCCATTGGGAAGACTCAACTGTTTCCTTGTTTTGTTGATTAAAGCTTGATTCTGCGTTCTTTTTAGCCGCTGTTGTATTGCTATCTACCACCGTCAATTCTGATCGTGCCACCGGCTTTGCTTTGGTCGCAAAAATCAAAACCTTGCCTTTGCCTCTTTTTTTGAAAGTCAGTTTTATTCCGGTACTCTCGAAAACAGCGCTATCGCAACCCAGACTATCAGGGTTGTAAGCGCCTTGAAGCACATCACCGTAAAAGCTGGTAACAAGCTTTGTTTTTTTGTAGTGCTGGCTTAGGCTGTCTATAACAACATTGTTTAATATTTGGGTATTCAAGCCTTTTTCCCGAACCCTGCAACTGGATAGCATCAATAATCCTAAGACAAGAAAGACTAATAATTTCCAGCATTTAACCTGTATATTTTTCATCGCCTTACACTTCAAATGGGTAGATATATCCAACGACATTTAAACCATCGGCCTTAAAACCGCGGGTAATTGTCCTTAATTTAATCGCCACCGTATCGCCTTCACGACTGCCAGTAGAATTGGTATTACCTTCTACCGTTTGCATGGTATTGCTGGCATAAACTGAATTAACTATAATGCCATGATGACCACGCGATGTATCACCCATCCTAAATACAACAATAGCGCCGTTTTTGGGCGTTGTTCCTGTTGCAAATGTGCCATTGGCTTTCACGCGGTTAAAGGTGTCGACAGCGCCGCCAGTGAAGCAATTTCTAATTACAGCAACGAAAGCTTTGTTATCGGAATATGCTTGCAGGTAAGCGTTTTTAGTGAAAAATGCACACCATGCAGCACCAACATACCAGCCAACCGCAATCATTAACTTTTCAAACGCCGCATTCCAAAAACCTTTGTTGCCTGTTTTTTCTTTTATGCCAACGTAGCTTTTAGCTATCGTGATTATTTTTTCTGTTCTGTTCATGATATTAGATTGTTGAATTTTTGCTGAATTTTTGCGATCCAGTGCGTTTTATCCTTACCGCTGATCACGGCTAGGTTTTCAAGTATACTTACTACGTTTTCAAGAATGATTTGGGCCAGTAAGAATAAATGCAGCCAATCGAACATGAAAGCAGCAGCCGCTTTTCCGTGCAATTTGAAGCTTTCAGCCATCACATATGGCAATGAGATTAGCACCAGGTAGTAAAACACCTTAAATGAAAATCGACTTAGCTTCATGCTGCTAATTGCTTCCTTACAAATACTGGCAGCAATAAGGCCGCTCGTCAACTCAGCAATAAAAACTAAGATTAAGACAGCGAACGCATAAGCGTCTAACCCAAAAACCCTATCTACGAATGGGAATATTGATAGGCTAAAACCAGCACTTAGCACCGTCCACCCGTATTTTGACGATGGCAACAAACTTTGCCCAAATTCTGCCCAGCTATGATAATCGAACGTAGCAAGCATCTTATTTAAAAACTTCATTGGATTTTTTACTTAAAGCTAAAATTGTAGTTTCCGCGTCATTGGAAAATGCTCGGATGTGCATCCAAAGCATTAATGGATTTTTATCGTATTGCGTTAAATCAATTCTATCAGTTAATACACGAAAGCCGTAGCGGTTAATATTTTCACCAGTAAGAATAATACGCTTGCTTGCTCTTTTCATTTGCCGCTTTTTCCTTTTGTTGGCACAAACATACTCCTTCAAAAACAGCCAAAAAAATTGGTTTGCAGTATCACAGAAGCATGTTTACGTTATTCCGGCAATAAGTGCCGTGATAGCGCAACCCAGTTTTTTTAGTCTATATATAGCATGCATTTTTGAAGTGTTATGGCAAAAAAACGACTTACAAAAGAGGAACTGGAATGCTAAAGTCCTGTACCTGCATAAAAACATTACCAACCAAAAAGCCCTGGCTGAACGCGTTGGAACTAGCGGCAACACGATCAGCAAATGGTTTGTAGAAGGGAAATGGGCGAACCTTAAAAAGAAAACTGGTTTTTAGGTTCAAATAGCTATGATAATGCAGTAAGACTTTAAGGCCATAAATCAATTTTAGAAAACAATTCCCGTTTAATTGCTGATTACGGAATACAGAAAAGTTATGGCAACTGGAGTGAAGGCAAATTTATCACCCTTAAAGGTGTAGACTTTAGAGCCATCGGCTCGGGGCAAAGCCCCAGAGGTAGCCGTAATGACGAGGTAAGACCTGACGGGATTATTGTTGATGATTTTGACACGGATGAAGATTGCTGAAACCCTGACACGATTACACAAAAATATGACTGGTTTGAAAAGATTTTAATTCAAACACGATCAATTTCTTACCAGTAATATTCAAACCATTAACGCAAGCCGTAAAGGCAGCAGAAAAATTTAACAACATGGATTTTATAACCAAACAAGATTTTTTAACGCACATGTACGAAAGTAGTATAGATGCGATCAGCGACAACGATGATGAAATATTAAACCATGCCATTGCCACCGCAATGGCTGAAGCTTCAGGCTACCTAAGCCGCTTCAACACAGATATAATTTTCGTTAGTGAGGATAAAATTAAGTACGCCAACCTTCGCATATACATTAAAGATATGTCTAAATGGCATTTTATCAATATCTGTAATGTCAACGTTGATATTGAGATAGCCCAAAAACACTATAAGGCTGCTCTTGCTGAATTAGACAAAATACAAAGCGGTAGAACAGTTCCTAAAGCATGGCCGTTAGCCGACGAAGATTTACTGGAGGATTTTCGGCCTTGGTATCATTGATGCCACCTGGGATGGTTTGATGAAAACCATCGCCTAGAAGTGGCTAAGACATTTCAGGAAATGGGCGGGGCCGGTGTGATCATTCGCTCTGATGGAACAAAATTACAAATCCATCAAAATACAGGTAAGATTAAGCTTAAAAGGATGAATTTGAGTTGTATTTTAAAATGGCAAAAGAATTGAAAATTCCTTTTGATGCTAATTTCTTTTATGAGAAATACGGGATGCCACGCCAAAAAAGAAATAGGAGCAGTTAAAAAAAGCCATTTGGGGTAGTGCAAATGCGCTTTTTGAAGATAAAGAGGAAGAAGAAAAAGCCGATACCCCTACACCTTTAAAAGGAAAGAAAGCCAAAACCCCATGAAACAACAAGGAAGAAATAGGCGTTAGCCCTACCTTTTGGAAAAGTATGTTAGTAAATGTTTCCAATCCGCCCCGATAGTGATGATCGGGGCGAAAACTTGCCAGTGTGGCGAAACCTATGCAATTAATTTAAACTTTAAACCTAAAGATTTCGATGTAAAAGCTTAGCTGAAGCAATAGGTAAAGCACAAGGCAAAGGCTATCTGTATAGCGATTTGTTTACTGGAATGCTGAAAACGTATGAATGGGTTTGAAGAAGGCTGGAAAAACAAAGAAGGCGTTAACCTTACTGATATTGGTTTTGACTATGGCGTTACTGACCCTAAAATGCATATAGCATTGAAATGAACCTGTTCGTTTCTCTGCTGGCAAGCATCTTATTACTCTATTGAAGTAAATAAAATATACAGAAACAGCAAAAGTTTTGATGATTTTATACAGTTAGCATTAATAGAAACATAAAATCACTTAAAAACAAGTTAAATGAAAAAGATATATTTAAAAACATTGGAGCGTTTCAAGGAAATGCCATCAATAAAATTTGTAGATAAAGACAGGGCACAAATAGACACCGGCGAAAGCCCCTTCGTCCAGTTTCCATGCGCATTGATTTCTATATCACTACCAAAGCGCAAAAACCTTACAGAAACTTTACAGCTATGCGAATGCAATATTACCATTCGAATAGCACAAGAACGCTTTGCTGATAGCAGCAGTTTAAGCGACACACAGCAACTTAATTTAGCGCTGCAATATTATGACACCATTGAAGAAGTAGAGGCGTTATTTCAAGGCTTTGGAGATAGCGAAATGAACCGTTGGGAATGCATTAGCAGCATTGAAGAACAACGTAAAGATTTAGATGTAATGGTATTTGTGTTTAAAACAGGGTTTACTAAACAGATTGATTAATTAAAATTAAAAAGCCCCGAATGTTCGAGGCTTTTGTTTTTATCTAATTCCAGTTAAAGTGTGGGTAGCGTTGCTTTAATTGCTTACGGCTCGGTGCGTTTAGGGCTATATCTTTTAGCAGTTCGTTATTTTCGGTCAATCTATCAGCAATCGTACGGCCACTTATAAAAAATTCCTTTTCCATATCTAAGATCGCATCATCAAATCTTTTACGCTCCAGATGGTAATAATAGTAAAAACGGTAACTCATACATGTATCCCGATCTAATGCATATACGTTTCTTTTGCCCTTGTTTTTGGCTTCGGGTGCAGGCGGGAAAATTGAGGTCAGTGTTTGTGAGCCGCGTATCATGAATTGTGCTTAGTTGCACAAAAATAATATCTAGTCATTCGTTTTGCAAAATGGATTTTGAACATAAAAAAAGCACCAATTTGGGCCTTAAATTAAAAATCATTTTCGGGCTTTTTGTTGATCCGGTAGGCTATATCTTTTATCAATGATATTGCTAATTGCCTTGCTGCTTTATTCTGTTCAGGATCGAAATTCTTATTAGCAACTCTCAACTGACTTTTTGAAAGACTTAAACCCGGAATAGGCTTATCATACTCTAAAGCTGAAAGAACTACCTTAAACTTGTTATCCTTATTATACACCTTACATTTGAAATACAAATTAGTAATGTCAGATTCAATTACGCCATTAAAAGAGACTTCGCCTAAATCAGCATCTTTCATTTCGATCACAGAACGGGAATCTTTAAAAGACGTGGTTAGGTAATTGAGCGTATTACTATATAACTGCTGTTTTGTCAAACTCGAAACAATAACTGTATCTAAAGTATGTGCTGGCTGATCTGTGTAAGCACTTTCAATACTATCATCTGACTTAAAAGTTTGCGAGAAACTTATAAAAGGAATTGAGATCAAAAATAAAGTAAGCTTTTTCATGCCGTAAAGATATTAAATTGCGTTCAAGTGCTTTGCATACATTTTTTCGAATTGGGTTAAGTAAAATTAAAAGGCCCTAATGTCCGGGGCTTTTAATTTTATCTAATTCCAGTTAAAGTGTGGGTAGCGTTGCTTTAATTGCTTATGGCTTGGTGCGTTTAGGGCTATGTCTTTTAGCAGTTCGTTATTTTCGGTCAATCTATCAGCAATCTTACGGCCACTTATAAAAAATTCCCTTTCCATCAACATTATTGCATCATCAAATCTGGCGCGCTCCAAATGGTAATAATAGTAGAAACGGTAACTCATACAGGCATCACGATCCAGGGCGTAAACATTCCTTTTGCCTTTTTTTTGGCTTCGAATGCTTGCGGAAAAATAGAGGTTAGTGTGTGCGAGCCGCGTATCATTAATATTGCTTGGTTGCAAAAAATAACAATGGTTTCAACCTTTTACAAATTGGGTTTTCAACATAAAAAAAGCCCCAAATTTGGGGCTTAAATTAAAAATCATTTTCGGGTTTTTTGTTGATCCTATAGGCAATATCCCTTATCAAACCTAAAGCAGTTTCTTTAGCTACTTGATTGTTTGGTTTATAGAATTCCTTTCTTAATGTAGATTGTAATTCATCCTGTGAGAAATAGAAAGAAGGGGTTTTCAACCTTGATAGAACAATCTTAAACTTACCTTCCTTAACATATATCTTACACTTAAACGAAAGAAAAGAATTACGTTCAATTGCACTTTTAATGGTTTCTTTTTTTGTTGTCTTAACCGCTACAGTATCTATATATACAAAAGGAACTATACCGTTAAAAGAAACTTCACCTAACTCAAAATCCTTCATTTCTAGAACGTTTCTACTGTCTTTAAAAGACTTTGTTAGATAACTTAACACATTGCTATATAGCTGCTGCTTAGTATTTAATGATACGCTAACCGTATCCAATAAGTAAGCTGGCTGATCAGTAAAGGTGCTTTCTGTATCATAATCAGGCTTAAACGTCTGTGATAATCCAATAAAAGGAATAAATACCAAAATCACAATAAGCTTTTTCATGCTGTGAAGATACTAAATTGCGTTCAGATGTTTTGCGTACATTTTTTCAAATTGGGTAACCAATGCAGGCAATTCGGCTACAGTATAATCATTAAACGGCTTATGAACTGGAACGCCGTATTTCATGCACCAGCCATTCACCTTAGCCATGTTTATTTTGCCGCCTGGCAATTTCCATCCCTTTTCATGGGCCATGCTCAATATTTTACGTTGCATTTTTTCTTTTGGTGTAGGCTCTTTACCTTCATCATCTAATGCTTAATCAGCAGCCAGGCTTCATGGCCGTACATTTCTCTAACACTGGTAGTACGGCCATCGCTATGATTTAGCTAATTCAGGATGAACTCTATTAATCCCTGCTGATTCATTAATATTTTAATCTTGATTAGTTGGGGGGCGTTATCTTTTCCATCGTCCATTTTGTGATGAGTTACTTCTTTTGCTTTAAACATCTTAGCTATCAGCCCTGCTGATTTTGGCCTTCTGATTTGTTATAATATGCATTTTACTTTTCTCTATGCCATTCAACGTTAAAATATTCTTTCTTTAGATAGTTTTCGGGATGTGCTTTACCAATCCCCGTGCGCTGTATATAGCTATCGTAAGGCTTTATATTCATTATCGCCGCCATCCGTTCAGCATCGCTCATTTTCCTCCACATTGGTTCTGTACGCTTTCGGTTTATCTTCTTATCGTACTTATCCCAGAAGGTTTCAAAACTTAAATCTGCTGGCACTTCTTTTAAATTACCTTCAATAAGCTTGCTAATTTCCTTTAGACTACCATCGCCTAAAGGCAATTTTCTAAGTAACCATTCTTTTTGAATGGGTGTCATTTCCGTTTCATTTAAAAAATAAACAAGGAAACCGCCACCATCATAGCCAAAAGTTACACTTCCTGTAAACTTAGGACTGGTCAAAATGTACTTTAACATGCCGCTAAAGGGTTTTTTGATACTTTTAGCCCATCTACTTTAACGGGCTGTTTGGCTTTTACCCCTATACTTTCAATAGGGGGTATTGCCGAATTACCCCTATCTTTAGGGATGGGTATAGCTTCAGCGCCCCCCGCTAATGGCAGGGCTGTTTGTCCTTTTAGTCTCATACTAAAGAATGCCGGATTACGTTCCCTAGCCTTTTGTTCATAAACGATATACGGCTCACCCCCCCCGTATCTATTCTTTTCTGCTTCAGCAATGAAATCTTTTACGCGGATACCCATGCCACCATCAAACAAAACATCTCGGCTAACAGACTTTTTAAGATTGCCAGACTTATCAGCGTGTGCAATGAATATGAAAGTCTTTTTACCGTCAAAGCGTTCTTTCAATAGTTTGTAATCATCAAATGAAAAACCCGTATAATCCAGACTATCGATAAAAATGTATTCTGGACTTCCTTTCTTTGACAAGTAATTATATAAATCCTCTAACAAGCTCACACCTTTTTCAAGATTGGCCAAAGGATCAATAGGAATGAAGTTGCCGCTTTCTTCCTCCATTTTGTTTCGTTTTGTAGCGGTCTGTAAATCGAAGCCGTGGCGTTGCTCATAACTTAACCAGGCTACCCGCCCGTGTTTAGCCAATTCTTTAGCCAGCTGCACACAAAATTCGGTTTTACCGTTTCCGCTATAGCCGTAAATTACGCATATGAAGTGTCGGGTAACATTGCCCAAGACCCCTGCAAACTTGCTACCTTTTAAATCTAAAAGGGTAAATGTTTTTTGATGAAATTGTTTTATTCCCAATGGTTTCATTTGTAATCGTCTTTTATAATGGGTTACTATTAAATTCTTTTTCTGAAATCCATGTAATAGAGCCAGCTTCGTTAAACGCTTCCCTCAAACGGTCTAATGCTTCCATTTCAGTTATAGCATAAAGAAAACCTATACTATTGCAGTCGTCCTTCCAAAACCATTTTCTAGCATTCTTACTAGGCAAACTATATCTGCTTTTAATCTCCAACTCCTTGTTAATGAATAACATTATTAATTGCTTTGACATATTATCGTGTATTTATCCGATATTCTAAATTATCGGGTTATTAGCCGATATGGCGCAGAAATACCACGGCTGTATTACTTTTTACTTCTTCAGGGAACTTACTCCCATGTTTACACGCCGTAATGCTGTACGTTGCATAAGCAGTTTGTTTCGCTTCACCCTCTATCCGCTCAAAAACCTTTTTGGTTTTATCGCTGGCTTTATAGAAAGTATCGCCAATAGCTAAAGTGCCTGCTGTAGTTAACTCATTCCTTTTTATTTCATTATCAGCTTATCTTTTATAGATAGATACACACTATTTTCAGCGCATTTACAATCATAAGGGGTAATCACTTCTTTCTTGCAACCAACCACAATCTTAATTTGACTTGAAATAATTTTGCCATGTCCTTAAAGTTTAGCAAAGTCCAAAACGATAGATAACCAGGCATCATCAACGCTATCACGGTAGTAAAATTGAGCGTAATATTTAGTATGTGCTGGCACGATGCTTTCTAAATAAAGATCAATTCCCTTGTGCCAATTTGAATTAGCAAAGTCATCTTTCATTCCAGCCAAAAGCAATACATTGTCTTTATCTACTCTACCCTTTTTACGCTCGAGCAACTTTTTAATTAATTTGTTGCGTGGATCAGATTCGCTGTCATCACTAAATTCATCTGTCAAAAACTCCAGAATGTATTTTTCTGCCTGTGTAGCACGTTCATCGAACATCGTTGCATCATGTCTTTTAAATTGCACTTTCATTGTGCTTTCACTGTTTTCAATAGTAAAAGTACCTTTGCCTTTCTCATGGCGTGAGCTGTGTTCCTGAAGCAGCTTATACATCGCTTCAAGGTCATTGTAAGCATTGGTTTTAAAAGCCTTTAAAGCGCCATTAAAGTGCATCGCACTGCCTACCAATTCATTAACAGTACCATCCCTAAGCACTTCGTAATCTTTACGTTTTTGAATACGTTCGTTTTGTTCTTCGCTTTCTTTGTCAGCCAATAGGGCTTTTAATTCTGCTGCTGATAATTCGTTTGCTGGTTTACTTAATGTTACTGTGTTCATATTCTGCTGTTTTTAACTGTTCTTTTAATTCTGTTATCTTATCGTGACGGGCTATCCAGTCTGTATACGGGTGATTCCGTAACCAGGCCTCTGTTTGGGCTATTTTTTGCTTTAATTCTGCCATAAATTTTATCTATTTCGTTAAATATCTTTCTTAACTGGTGCGCTTCGTAGTGATAGTTTACCTCATCCATATAGGTATTTTTGAAAAAAATATGGATGCATTTCGCTTCAATTGCATTAAGGGAAAAAGCCCAGCTATTGTTATTGCAGTATATTTGCAGCGATTTAGCCTGTAGCTTGATAAAAACCTTATTTACAATTTCTTCAAAAACTTCCTCTTCAATCGTTTCAGCCGGAAAGCTATCCAGCATCATGCCCAGCATTTTTACCACGGCTTCCAATTGATCTTTATTTGCTTTAAATCGCATCTTCTAATTCAGTTATTTTGGCCACACAAGCCAAATAGTTCTTTTTAAAATATTTATCGTTTCCTAGCAGCTTATCTGCATTTTTCAAAGCTTGCCCTGTACCTGTTCTATTGCGGTTAAATAGTTCCGCTATCCTGCCTGCACTCCAGCCTTCTTCATGCAATAAAAGGGTTAAAATATAGCGCGGTTTAAGTACTTCGTCCTTACGGGTAGCCTTCATTTGCGCCAGTGTAAAACCCGTTTGTTTCTCTACAATAGCAATGATATCCCCGCCTTTCATATCTGTACTGATTCTTTATTTACATCACCAATCATGTATGCATAGCTTTGTTTCGTGATGATTTTATGAGGCCAGAACGTAAAGCCATCCACCGCATTTAAATCAGTGTATTTGCGGCGTAACCAATCTAAAGGCCAGTTACTCGCATCGGCCACAAATTCGGCATCCCGTGCGTTCCAATGGTTAACCCACCACTTCCAAAAAAGCGGGGCTTTAGCTACGTTGTTCACGCTCCACAAATCGCAACAAACCACTTCGCTTAAATACTCCAGCCCTTTATTTTCTTGGTATTGTGTATAGTCATCTAATGACCACCCCAACAGCTGGCAAACTCTCTGTTTGTTAGCTTCAGTTATAAATTTTTGTGCGCTCATGAGTTTTTGATTGAGGTTATTTTGCCAGCATAATTTTGTTTAAAATGGCTTCTAATGTCTTTCCTGTTTTGAGCCTGAACGAATACATAAAACCTGTCTCCGTTCCAATTTTTAAAGTAAACCTTATACTTTTTCATTATGCAGCCTCCTTTCTTAAATAAGCTTTAACAAGGCGTTTTATCCTGCGTATATCGCCCTCGCTTTGGTTAGTGATCCTGATTATTTCGCTTTCTTCTTTCATGCCGTTAGCCTTGATGATTTCGGCTAAATCTCTATCAGTATTGTTTGGCAACTCAACGAAATTCCTACCGAAACGGCTATAGATTTCTTTATATCCTTTGCGGTTAGCGCTAACACCTCTAGTGATTCTTTTTTTGAAGAAATCCGTAGCCTGTAGAACGATACCGCATTTATCTTCAGTAGTATTGTAAATGCTGATAAAGAAGTATAATACCTGATCATTAAGCTTATCAACTTCATCCAGGATGATTAGCGGCTTATCGGCTTTTAGAATAAAGTTTAACACCTCATTCATTAATTCATGAATAGTGTAGCCGCTACCGTCTTTACCCATCGCGGTAAGCAATTCAACTAAGAAAGTTTTACGGCTAAAATGTTCTTTACATACCACACGGTAAACGTTTGGGTGTTCAGTAAATAGCGTAGCAGGTTGAGATTTACCGCTACCAGCAGGTGCAACCACACAAAATACTTCGCTAAAATCTTTGGCATCAGAATAAAGCTGGTGCAACTGCTTTACCCTGCGAACGTTAGAAACAACCTGCCAGCCATCTAAAGAAACAGTAACTTGCTTTTGGATAGATAGCCACATCGTTTCACCGATATTATCCCATTTATCAGATAAAATATTACTGATAGTAGCGTTGGAAACATTGGTAAGCCTTTTGCTGGCTGCATTCTGACTCCCGATTTTAGCCACGTAATTGGCCAATTCATTTTTAATTTGTTCTTTTGATACCGTATTCATAATATATATTGTTAAAAGTTTAGCTGCCACACCCACCGTGGCGGCTTTTTTTTATTAATAAAAATCTCTTATATCTACATCTTCCGCTTCAGCAATCGCTAAAACTTTCCTCGATGCTTTAATTTTTTTCTTAGCTTCAGGCAGTGCCACTGTTGGTGATTCGATTTCTTTCGGCTGGTAAAGGTTTTCTAAGTATTTGCGTTCCGCTTCATTTTTCAAATCCTTAAGCAATACACCCCCTTGCATTAAGCCTTCTACATTGATGTTTGGTAAAGATTTTAAGCGGTTTTGAATGGTTTCTGCCATCAGCCGGTTAATGCTTTTCTTTTCATCAAATAGCCCTTGTATTCTATCATAATCGCCCTCTTTATAATCTGCGAAATTGGATGGCACGAAGTCGTATTTTGGAGCGATAAAGCTTAAACCTTTACCATCCGTTACCATCATTTCGTTGAGGTTTTGAGGATCATAGATGATATCAACCTTTTTACCGTTGTTTTGCCAGATTACTTCAGGTGGAATGTTTAAAGTGATCTTTTCGCCTCCTATAACTGGTTTTAAGCCACTTTTGGTAATTGTCGCATCGTGTTCGTACTTTTTACCGAATAATTGAAGTTTTAAGCTAACATCAATAGCTTTTTGTTTGCTTTTTTCCGATGCATGGAAGGCGTTTAGCCATTCAGATTGGCGGCTAACCCCCGTTTTTGGGTTGGCTTTCATGCGCATTACGTTAATAAAACTGGCAACAACTTCCGGCATTCTGTCAATGCTAGGATAGTTTTTACTTGCTTCTATGATGTATTCAGCGCTTAACCTTTCTTTTGCCGTAATATTTTGGCCAGCATAGTTGTTGGTCGGCATTACCTTTAACACCTGGTGCCATTCTACGCCAAATGACCTTTCAATATATTTACCTTGCGGAACGCCATGAGATTGAGGCGTAAAACGGGCAACTTTTTTATAAAACTGGCCTAATTCGTTTTTATGTTTTACATCTAATCCCCATCTATCCGTTTGTAGTTGATGCGGCAGATAATATCCGCCAGTAAGTTCCGCGATATGGTTGATTGCATTTCTGAAGGCTGAATAAACGAGTTCATGGGTAACAGTATCGCCAACGGCATAACCTAAAATGTAGTCATTGTAAGTATCAATGATCACGTATAACATCGGGCGGTAATGTTTGCTTTTTTGTACTTTACCGTCAGCCTTTAGCCTTTCAACCTCAAAGAATAAATCTAAACAGTTGTCATCGGCATTAATAAATAACAGTGGTGCGGTCGCACGTTTACGCTGTATATCTTTGGTATAGGTATTAGCAGCTTTCTTTAAACCATCCCTTAAAGGCGCAATAATATGTTCATTATTACGGGCGAAATAGCCAACAGCCCCAACGCTTATCGTTGGTTTATCTGCTTTCTTAGCCCAAAGGTTGTAGGCAGCAGCAATAACAGTATTATCTTGCTTACGTGGATCGCTAAGCATTTTTAGCAGTAGCGCTTCGCTTTCTTCATCTTTAATTTTAGTAGAATGGCTATTGCCGAACTTGCTTAAATCCACCAATGAGGCGTAACGGTCGTTAGTATCAGCAATAGCTTTATATTCTTTAACCTTTTCTTTAAGTCTTTTTGGCGCACTAGGAAGTTTAACACCTTCCTTTAAAATCAGTTCCCTAACGGTGTCCCAAAAATCCATTACCGATAAATTTAACAGCTGTTTTAAGGCCCTTTTATCAGTCGTTAAGCGGTCAATCATATTTAACCAGCTGGCGGCTTTAGTATAGCGTTCAACGTAGTTTATTTGTTCTTTACCCTTCGCATTAACCTTGGTATTTGGTAGTTTGTCACCGTTTGGAAGCACATAATCAGAGTAAAAAGATTGGGCCATATAATCCCAATCAATTAGGTCTAATATTGGCTGTTTTGCTATGTATTCGTAGGGGCTACCTATCTTTTTTACTATAACTTCCTTACGCTTTGGTTGCAAGCTTTCAAACTCAATAAACACCTTACGCCCATTGCCTCCAATGCCGTGAACGGTCATTAGGTTGCGTTTTTTATCGCTTTTGTAGCACTCTAGCCCAAAGTAACCGATATATTCATCGTAACTCAAACAAAGGATATTTGTGTTTAAATAATGCATTACCCTAACTTTACAATTTCTTTAATGTGTTGAATCAGTGCGGTTGTACCAGTATTCAATAAATCATCAACAACAGCCACCTTTGCGCTAGCGCCTTTGTTTGCGCTACGGTGACCAGTCCTAACCTGCTTTACTAAACTTTCGCTACAACCAACGATTTCAGCCGTAACGGAGGCCGGTATATTGATTTCGGCCTTTTTTTGTTTTTGGTACATTTCGTTTTGATTTTTCATATCTTGCGTTTGCAAAAGTGTTTCTATGTGACACAA